TACGCTGGCGACACGCATTGTATGGAGGATGTGTACCACGCCTGCGCGACTGGCAAGGCGCAGTTCCACCCGCTAGAGAAGTCTGCTATTATAACGGAGATAGTAGATTACCCGCAGCGGTCAGTTTGTAGGATATGGCTTGCAGGCGGTGAGCTTGACGAGTTAATGGAGGCCGAAAAATCTATCGCAGTCTGGGCTAGGTCTATTGGCTGCAACGGTATGGAGATAATCGGCAGGAAGGGCTGGCAGCGTCAGCTCAAAGATTACACCGCCACGTCGGTGGTTTTAGTGAAGGATATTAGCGATGAGTAAAGGCGGCGGATCAACAAGGACGGTTACGCAGAGCGTCAACCCACCAGAATACGCGAAGCCATTTCTTGAGTTTGGCTTATCTGAGGCGAAAGAGCTTTACGGTGATCAGCCGACATATTACCCCGGTCAGACAACCGTAGGGTTTGCGCCTGAAAGTGAAATGGCGCTGCAAGGTATCCGCCAAGCGGCTGTAACCGGATCGCCGTTTATTCCAGCTACCCAAGACGTCGTGATGCAAAACCTGATGGGTACTAACCCGCTAATGGCAGCGGCGTTTCGCCCTGTTGTCGAGCAGGTTCAAGCGCAAGCCTCAAAAGCTGGCCGTTACGGCTCAGGATACCAGCAGGCGGCTCTTGGGCAGGCGTTAGCGCCTTACGCGTATAACGCGCAGCAGGCGGCCATCCAGCAGGCTCCACAAGCTCGCGCATTTGGTATGGCTGACCTTGAGACGCTTGCGGGCGTTGGTGCAGCGCGCGAGGCGCAATCACAGGCGGAGCTTCAGGCTGATATTGACCGCTTTAACTTTGAGCAGGCTCAACCGCTATCGTCTCTTGCGAACTATATGGCGACGGTTCAGGGCGGCACGGTTGGCAGTGAAAAAGTCACGCCGTATTTCCGCAACCCGACAGGCGATTTCCTCAGCGGCCTTAGTGGTTTAGCTGGCCTCGGCAAGTCGTTTGGGATTTTATAGGTTAGGGGTTTAGGCATGAGTAATGGCATAAACACGTTCTTACGTTTGCTTCAGGGGCAACAGCAGGCAGCTCCTGTGCCTGCGGCTAATATGCAAAGACCATATCAGCTGCCCGGTGGTGGCACTCCGCCTATGGCTCTTAGCGGGCTGCAAAAGGCACAGGCGGCGCAACTTGCTCGCGGTACTGGCGGGCCAGCGCCTCGCGTCTTGCCTATGCTGGCGAATGTGGCTCAGGGCAAGTACATATCCCCGCTGCAAAAGGCGCTAATGCAGCAAGAGGCTGAACAGCCCGCAGCACCTACTACCCCGCAAGGCACTCCAGCCGCCACCACATTCGGTCAGCGGTACGCGCAGCCAACAACGCAAGCGCTTTTGGGTGCGGCTATTCAGGGTGCCGATGCGTCTGGGTGGAGTCCGGTGCCAGTGTCAACAGGTCAGGTTTTAGCGCGTATGGGCGCTGGCGCTATGGGTGGTTATCAGGCCGCTGAGGATCGCATCGCGGCTCAGAAGGCGGCGTCTCAGAAGTCAGTTATTGACCGGCTATTGGCTGAGGCGCAGTTTGCTAAAGCTATGCGCCCAGACACAACTAGCCTTATGAAAAATTTGGCCGCTGCGGGGATTGACCCAAACAGCCCAGAGGGTCAGAAAATTATAAGGGATGCGCTTACAAAGCCCGGCACGACAATTATGACAGGCGGAGAGAGTGAGTTCCTAAAAGAAGGCATCAAGTCCGGTTTTGCCACAATTAAAGAGGCGCAAAAAGACATTAAAACAGATGCTACATTGGCTCCAAGGGTTATGCAAATTATTGATTTGATAGAAGGCGGGGCTGAAACAGGTAGAATACAGAGTGCCACGATGGGATTGCGCCAACTTGGCAAGGAGTTGGGTTTCTTGTCAGAAGAGCAAGTAAGCAAATTGCGCGACCAAGAGGTTTTGAGAAGCGCAATGTCTTATATGGTTCCAAGAATGAGGGTCACAGGATCAGGCGCTTCATCAGACAGAGATATGGAGTTTTTTGCTCAGGCGGCACCTATGATGACCAATACCCCAGAAGGGAACCTGATAATAGCTAAAATGTTTAAGCAGCTAATGGATTACAACAAGAAGCGGCTAACTTTAATGGGCAGCACGTTAAAAAAAGAAAAGAACCTTCTTGGGTTTGAAGAGGCGGCTGACCAACAACTTGGTGCATTTTACCAAAGAGCAAAAACCCAAAAAGAGCTTGATGATCTTGTTGAAAGCGGAGCCATAAAAGAAGGTGATGTTTTCTATAATGGCCTTGCTGGCGAGTTCCAGATTTTGGGGAGAGACTAGATGGCTTCAAAATACACATTATCGCCAACCAAAAAACTACCAGCGGCAGGCGGCGGAAGAACTACAACAGATGTTCTTTTTGATGTTGGTAGAGCGCTTGCTCAGGGGCTTACTTTTGGAACCGCAGATGAGGCTGAGGCTTTCGTTCGATCAAAGTTTATGGAGGGTGGCAAGTCTTATGAAGAGGAACTTGAAAACATAAGGGGCGACATCAAAGCGTATAGCGAGGCTCACCCATACACATCTTTTGCCTTAGAGCTTATTGGTTCACTACCAACAGCTATAGCTGGCGGGGCGGGGTTGGCTAGGTTGGGCGTAAAGAGCGGAGCCAAGATTGCTGGACTAGAAGGTGCTGCATATGGCGCTGGCGCAGCAGAAGGTGATGCTGGCGACAGAGTTACTGGGGCTTTGACCTCTGGAGCCTTTGGCTTGGCGGGCGGCAAGTTGGCAGAAAAAATCACACCAACTGTCAGCGCAGCCGCAAAATCTATGATTGATAAAGGGTATTCGCTAACTCCCGGTCAAGCATACGGCGGCGCTGTAAAGTCTATTGAAGAAGGTGTGAGCCTGCCGTTTGTACAAGATATTATCAAAGGTCAGCAGCTCAAGACCAGACAGCAGTTTAATAGAAAGACCGTTGAAGATGCTGTGGCTGGTTTGGGCGGTAAGTTACCAAAAGGCGCTGCTGGCGAGGAGCTTGTAGAAGCTGGCTCAGAGATTGTGTCCGATGCTTATGAAAGGATCATACCGCAACTTTCCGTAAACGTGACCCCTTTGATCAGCAAAGCTCAGTCTATACAAAAATCTATGAACCCAAGTGACGCCAAAGAGTTTGAAAAAATAATTATCGACCTAGTCAGCAAAAGCGTCACTAATGGCAATCTATCAAAGCAAGTTTTAAAGGATGTGGAGACTGACTTAACAGCAGAGGTTTTTGCCACTGCAAGTAAGGGCGGGAAAAAAGGCAGGATAGGCAGGGCTGTAAAAGAGCTTAGAGATGAGTTAAGAAAAGAAATAACAGCTCAAAACCCGAATGTTCCTGAATTGCAGGCCGTAAATAAAGCGTTTAGCAAAATGCAGGCTATAGAAGGCGCAAAAAAGGCTTCTGTTGGTCAGGGAGGACAATTCACTCCGACACAGCTCTTGCGTCAAAAGGGTATGCAGATAATGCCGCCAACAGCTCCAGAAAAGATAGCTGCGCGCGAGGCTAGGGATGTTATTGGAGCCACTTTAGGGTCTAGCGGAACGGCTGAACGTTTGATGCGTAGTAGTCCATTAAAGACAGCTCTTGGTGCTGTATTGGCAACCCCAACTGCATTGATGTATGGGGGAAGCGGAAAGCTCGGTAGAGGTGCGCTGCAAGTACCGGGGCGTCTATTGCAAGCAACAACGCCAATTATGTCTACAAGAGCGCCTAGTCAGATCGGTGGGCTGCTTTCCCAAGCCCAAGCCAGCTCACTCGAAGATATGGCGGCTGGCGGCAACATCGTGGGCTACGAGAGCGGGGTTGATCGCCAAGGCAATCCGTTCACGTTTGCCAAGATGTCTGACGGTCGGGCGGTGCGCGTGCGCTAGATTTATGCTATAAATAAGGCAGTCGCCTTTAGGAGAAAATAATGGCAAGAAACTCCATCCGGGATTACAGTAACGTAAATTCCTCAAACACCGATATACAGTCCATCGACATCTCCGAGGGCTGCTCACCGGCTGGCATTAACAACGCCATCCGCGAGGTTATGGCTGACCTCAAGGATGTGTCTACCGGCGCGGTTGCGCTGGAAAGCCCTGCCTTCGATAGTGCGTCTCTGACAGGCGACCTGACCTTTGGCGATAGCGACAAGTGCATCTTCGGTGCTGGGTCTGACTTGCAGATTTATCACGATGGGTTTGCAAGTTATATTAAGGACGCAGGGACAGGTAATTTAATCATAGAAGGTGCAAACGTTGTTATTGATGGCGCAAATGGCAATCGTTTAGCATCTTTTGTTAGTGGTGGTCGTGCTGAACTACACTATGACGGAGCAGAAAAGTTGCGCACCACCAGCACAGGCGTGGATGTTACTGGCAATCTGACGGCTACAACATTTCAAGCTAATGCTGGGGGTACTTTTACAACTGCCTCTGGAAATGATTTAAACATTGTATATCCCGCTAATCGTTCCTTGTTTATTAAAGAAGACACCCAAACCCACGTCACGGTAGATAATACCGGCAACGTTGCACTAAATGGCAGTGTTCGTGACTCAACAAGGTTTACCATTAACGGAAATGTGTCCAACCCTAACCTTCAATCGTGGCAAAATACCACGTCTGGCGTTACTCACTTTTGGTTTAGAAATCCGAATGGAATTGTTGGAAGTATAGTCACTAGCGGTTCATCTACCGCCTACAACACCTCATCCGACTACCGCCTAAAGACCGCAGTCAACTACGACTGGGATGCCACCACACGCCTCAAGCAGTTACGTCCTGCTAGGTTTAAGTGGATTGCTGATGGTGATGACGCTGTTCCTGTCGATGGCTTCCTTGCCCACGAGGTAGAGGGCATCGTGCCGGAAAGTGTCACCGGCACTAAAGACGCTATGCGTGACGAGGAATACGAGGTCACACCAGCGGTGCTTGACGAGGATGGCAACGTAGTTACGCCAGCGGTTATGGGTACACGTTCAGTGCCGGATTATCAAGGCATTGATCAGTCTAAGCTAGTGCCGTTGCTGGTTAAGACCATACAAGAACTAGAAGCGCGGATTACAGCGTTGGAGGCTAACTAATGGCAAAAGATAAACTCACCGACTACGACAGCACCACGCCGTCAAATAATACGGATATTGGGGGCATATCTGTTGCTGAGGGTATGCTGCCTAGCGCGGTCAACAACTCTATTAGAGAGCTTACCAAGCAACTTGGGGCGTTTGCTGATGGCACTGATGGCATTGACGTTCTGAGCCTAGCTGACGATGACGCAAGCCACGCAATCAAGCTGCAAGCCCCTGCAAGCGTGACGGCCACCACCACCTTCACCCTGCCGGATGGCGATGGTGCAAGCGGTCAGGCGATGATTACGGACGGTGCTGGTACGCTGTCGTGGGCGGCTCCGTATGGAAACAGAAACCTCATCATCAATGGTGCTATGCAGGTGGCACAGCGTGGCGACCAATCAAGCCTTACAAGCGGTTACACTGGAGTAGATAGATTTCTCTTTACGCGCACTGGTGCGGCTGCGGTAACTGGCAAACAAGCAGGGGCAAGCGACTCGCCCCAGTCAAATGGTTTTGGTGCATCATTAGAAATAGATATAACTACCGCAGATTCATCATTAGATGCTGGTGACTTTGCGCTTGTGCGTCAAATTATAGAAGGTCAAAACTTACAAGGTTTGAAATACGGAACATCTTCAGCAGAAAATGTTGCTTTATCTTTTTGGGTTAAATCTCCGAAAACGGGAACGCATATTGTTGAACTGTACCATTACGATGGCAACGTATTTAACAGCCAAGCATATACCGTAAATTCAGCAAACACTTGGGAACACAAGACTTTATCGTTTGTGGGATATCAAACAACAGCTACAGCAAATGATAATACGCAGGGTATGCTTGTACAGTGGTGGTTGTCGGCTGGGTCTGATTATTCTAGCGGCACACTCGCATCTAACACTTGGCACACCACAAATGCAAATAGGGCTGTGGGTCAGGTTAATGTTACAGACAGCACCAGCAATAATTTCTATCTGACCGGCGTCCAGCTAGAAGTCGGCACAGCCACGCCGTTTGAACACCGCAGCTATGGCGATGAATTTGCTAAATGCCAAAGGTATTATGAGTATGGAAGAATTGCTCAGATAGACACGAATGTAATAACCGGAAGTTTTGTTGTCTTAAAAAGGGTAGCACCAACTATGACAAGACTAGGTAATACTTGGACTACTTCTGAAGGTGGAACTTTTGGGCCTTTCGATGATAATTCTTACTATGTCCAAAGTGGCGGCGTCAATTTTGTTGGTGGGATATGGTCAGCGGATGCGGAGTTATAGATATGGATAGTATAAACATTACATCAGCGCAATATATGTCTGTTGACGGTGAAAACAGAGGCATTAAAATTGTTGTTGACGGCATCGAAATGTCAGTCCCCCTCGACCCAGCCAACCGCCACTACGCAGAAATTATGCGCCAAGTTGACGCTGGTACCTTGACCATAGCGGATGCTGACTGATGCAAATGACCAGCCTTATCGACACACTCATTGGTCTGGTTGTGGCTGGACTTGCGTGGTTTCTGAGCGAGACTAGCAAAGAGCAAAAGCGTCTCAATATCCTGCTGAACAAGACGCGGGAAGAGTACGCTACAAAGGACGATGTGCGCTCCGATATGCGTAACGTAATGGACGCTTTGCACCGTGTTGAGGATAAGCTCGACAAGGTACTTAGCCGCGCCCCCTGATGTTTAAGGCGGTGGTGTTAGCCTGCATCATTGGCGCACCTACCGAATGTGTCGAGTTCCACGACATCCGTGGCCCCTATTACACCGAGAGAGAATGTCGCAACCGTGCGATGGAGATGTCCAGAGACGTTGGCGAGATAGCTAACCTGATGCCTGTTAAATGGCGTTGTGACTTGCTTAGGAAAGGGATGTTGTCATAGACCCGATCACGATAGGCGCTGCGCTCTCTGGGGCTACAGCCGCATTTAACACAATCAAGCAAATGGTTTCGGCAGGCCGAGAGCTGGAGAGCTGTATTGGTGACGTGTCGCGTTGGATGAAGGCCGCCAGCGACATCGACCAAGCCGAGAAGCAGGCGAAGAACCCGCCGCTGTTCAAAAAGCTAAAGGGCGCAGACGCAGTCCAGAGCGAGGCGCTGCAAGTTTACGCCGCCAAGAAGAAGTTGGAGAGCCAGCGCGCCGAGCTTAAACAGTACCTGCAAATGACTTACGGCCCGCAGGCTTGGGCAGACCTGATCCAGCTAGAAGGACGCATCCGTAAAGAGCGCCAAGAGATGATTTACAAGCAGCAAGAGGCGCGCCAGAAAGTCATAGAGGCTATTGCCATTGTGGCGTTAGGCATTGTATCTTTTGGAATATTCTTTTGGATTGTATGGCTGGCGTCTAAAAATTGAGCGAAACAACAACCGGGCTTATTGGCGAATATATCGCTGCCGCCGCTATCCTTGCACAGGGGTGGCGCGTCTCGATGGCTCAACAAGACCGGGTTGATCTGGTGGCTTGGAGAAACAATGAAATATTCATTCGAGTGCAGGCAAAGGCTGCGAATTTATTGGGCAATCAAGATGGTCGATCTCCGCGTCACCACTTCCAACTTGGTCACGGCTGTAAAGCAAAACATCTGCCGACAAAGGATGATTACGATGTTCTCTGCCTTGTTTCCCCCAATTCAAGACGGTGCCTGTTCATGCCGGTTACGAGCGTACGGCAATATAGTCTGCGCCTGCCAGCGTCGCGGTTTGAAAGCCCTGATGTCGAAGCTGAGAGCTGGGATAAAGCGGTTGCGGTTGTTATGGAGGCGCGGCGATGAATAGAGACACATTGAGAGAAGAAATCGCCGCCGAAGAGGGCGTCGTCAAAAACGATGACGGCGAACACATCATTTATTTAGATCACCTTGGACTACCTACGTTTGGCATTGGTGCGCTGGTAAAAGAATACGACCCAGAATACGGTTTGCCGGTCGGAACGCCTGTGTCTGAGGATCGGGTGCGCCAGCGGTTTAATCTCGACATTGCCGTCACGATTGAGGATTGCAGCCGGTTATGCAGCAACGTCGGTATCGACTTTAACGAGCTGGACTTGCGTTATCCAGACGCCGCATTAGCGCTTTGCAATATGACTTTTCAGCTCGGCTACCCCAGATGCTCAAAGTTCGTCAAGATGTGGGCTGCCGTGGCTGAGGCAATGGACGACCCGAAAGCGTGGCTCACCGTAGCCGCCGAGGCTGAGGATAGCCGGTGGTTTGACCAGACGCCTAATCGTGCCAAGCGGCTCACGGCTAGGTTTAGGGCTTTGGCGGATGACACCTCAGCAGCTTGATGCGTGGCGCGTAATCCCGCGTTTACTGATCCTGAGCTATATGCTGGTGTTCTATAAGACCTGCACTTGGTTTATGGCGCTGCCGGAGCCGAATAACGCTCAGGCCGGTTTCGTCTCGGTGATTGTCGGCGCTGGCGCGGCTTGGTTCGGGCTTTACGTTAATAGTAAGGGTGACACAAAATGATGAGTTTATTGGGCAGCCTGTTAGGATTTGGCACCAGCTTCCTACCTGAGGTGCTGAACTACTTTAAGCAGCAACAGGAACACAAGCAGCGATTAGAGCTGATGAAGGCGCAGTCAGAGCTGCGTCTAAAAGAGTTGGACTTTGAGGCAGACATTGAGGAAAGCAAGGGTATCTATGAGCATGACCGATCCATTGATGCGGGAGGCTTTGTTAATGCTTTGCGTGGCTCTGTACGTCCTGTCATAACATATGCGTTCTTCGGCCTATTTTGCGCCGTGGAGGCTGTTATCGTTGTGAAGGTATTAGAGAGCGGCGGAGACTGGAAGGCCGCTGTAGAGCTTCTGTGGAGCGGTGAGACGCAGGGACTGTTTGCTGCGATCATGTCGTTCTGGTTTGGCAACCGCGCCGTCAGCAAGTACCGCAAATGATCCAAGACCACCAGAACGAGCGTGGCTGGTGTCCACGCTGCGGCACACGCTTGCGCCTTATTGAGGTACACGGACACACCCAATGCGTTGAGTGCGGCTCGGTCATAGACGATTGCTGTCAGGGCGAAGTGTGCCAAGAAAAACCCCCGCACGGTGGCGGGGGTCAGCAAGATTAGTCGTATAGGTATTTTCGTTTAAACCTGTCGCCGGTCTGCATATCCTCATACAAAACCTCGTAGGTGTTTTCGCCGACTGGCTCGATCCGCCGCACCATTGCGGTGACTATTCTACCGCTCTCGCCGGTGACGCTGACGAGCTGGTCTTTTTCAAAGTGTGGTTTCTTCATTTTACCCCTCCAGTTTGGCCTTGGTTGGCCGCTTAAAAAATCCAAATTTCTGGTCGTCCTTGCTTGGCTCAACAGCCGCAACAAACGACACGCGCTTGCCCTTCATAGCTTGGCCGGTAAGCCACTCGCCATTTTCCTCGGCAGGCTCATGCAGCTTTGATGGGATAGAACCCCAAACCTTAAAGCCGCTGTCATCACGCACCAGCATTTTCCACTGGCTGCCAAAGGCGGTCTCGCGGATGTCAGTTGAGATGATAACGCCGGAAACCTCGACACGACCGGCAGGGCAATCTGCGGCGGCTTCCCATTCTGCGGTACGCTCGGCTTCGCGCTGCTCTTCGCGTGCCATAATTTTGCGAACAGCAGCCTCTTGGCTTTCTGTCAGTCTGCCCCACTGATGTAGCGCGTCGCGCATATCAGCGATAAAATCGCTACCACCAGCAGCCACAAAACGCTCGATTTCTTTGCGCGTCTCATCCTCGGCGATCCAGCGCTTGTTGCGCCCGATAGACGCGTTAGCTTTAATAGCGGCGTCACGCCCGCGCTCCCAAGCGTCTCGGTTTTCGATGTGCGTTGTATGTGCCATATCAAATCTCCCTTGTTACCCTACGAATATATGATGATATCACTCTAATATCAACCCCCTTAATGCAAAAAAAAAAGACCCCCAGCCGGAGCTGAGGGTCAGGGAGGGAGCGCGGGAAGGGAGGATACCCGCGCACCGATTATGTTAGCCTAAAGCCTGCCGTCTTACCAGCCACCCTTGTGGCTGCACCACGCTCGATAAGCTGGTCTTGGTATTTCTTAACCATAGACGTGCTGAGGCTCATCTGGTCGGCGATTTGTTGCAGCGTTGGCGCGTGGCCGTATTTCCGCACAAAGCGCTGCCAGACGCGCCTAAAATGCGCCTGCTTGGCGGTTAGGTTAGCCTCACTCATTATCCACCGCCTTAACGGTCAGCGTGCCTTGGCGCGCAATCCGTGCGGGTTTGGCCGGCGTTGTCTTAGCCGGTTGTGCCTTAAAGTTACGCATAGGCCAGCGCACGAAATATGCGGTATTCCCGACAACGCCAGACGCCTTCTCGTGACTTCCCATATATTCCTTTAGCGCAGCTTCAGCCTCATCAATGTCGGCCTCAGCGGCGCGTTTTGCCTCTTTCGCGTTTACGAGCTGGCCTAGCCAGTCGACCTGATCGTCCGGCAAAATGAGCGTCTCAGCGCCGTCGTCCACGCGTGGGTAGGCCGTGTTTCCGTCGGCGCTGGTCAGCACCGGATACCAGTCGATGTCACGCTTGCGGCGCTCGAAGTCTTCGACCGCGTCGGTGATCTTCGCCTGCACCGCAGCGTCGGCTTGGTATAGGAAGATGCGTAGCTCCACGCCGCCGTATAAGACACAGACAGCGCCCCAAGTGCATTTGGGTTGAGCCACCATAAGCTGACCCTGAAGCTGTAGCGGCCCTCTGTAAGGCGCTGGTGCGTCCTCTGGCTTATTGCTGGTGAGCTTGCTTTCCAATATTCCCTTGCCGGCGACGTAGACCTTTCCATTGGGGCAGATAATGCCCTTCGACCAGTCGGTGTCGACCCAGCCACCGACACCGGCGTCAGCCATCCCATCAAGAGATGCAGCAAACGGTATCTTATCGTGGAACAGCGCGTCGTGTTCGAGCTGCAAGTCGGTTAGCCCTAACCGCTCGGCGGAGGTGGTGAGGATAACGCCCTCAAGGGCATCCCCCCAATCACAAGCCTCGTTGCCGTTGAACGGCTTTGGGTCGGGCTTGCCTTCGACGTCTGCCAGCACGGATGCCAGCAGGTCGTTCTGTGTGTCGTATGGGCTAAGACCCATAAGCGCCGGAATACGGCTTGCTGTGACGATGTCGCCTGGTGTCTTTTTGCCGACCATTAGTTTGCTCCCTTTGCTTTTAGGCGTTCAACCTTTGCTTTCCAAATGCCAGCGCGTCGGTTGGCTACGTTTATTTTTTTTGTGTAATGGCGCTGGGAAAGTTCAAGAATACTTCGATTTTTTTCTACCCTTTCAGTCAGTTTATTTTTAGTCCACTCCAACAAATCCACTTGCCCCTTCATTGCATTTACGCGGTTAGCCATCTTCCTATCATTGGCCTGCGCCTGATTTACCGCGTCACGCAAAGCAGTCAGCGTCTGGATAAGGTCAGCGCACAAACGCTCACCATTCATAATTTTTTCATCCATATCATTGATGATTTTGCAGTGTTTAGAAAAGTCCATTAGTTTGCTCCTTGTTTTGGTGCTTGTGAAATAGTTGGTATGGTTACAGCGTCCTCAATGCTCCACCCCCTTTGTAGTCTTGCTTTGACTGTAGCGAACAAAATGTTGTTCTTTTTGCCTAAGCAACGACAAGCCTCATCTAAGCTAGGGTATGTCTTGCCGAACACCTCTGTCTCTTTAGCAAGAGGGTGTTTGTTTTTTGGCTTTGGCTCAAGGCCAGCAGCTTGCTCTGGTGTGTAGCCTGAGTGCAGCCGCATAAACCAAGCGCTTGCTGTTAAGCCATAAAACTTTGCCGCAGCAACGTTGGTCTCAAAGGTCATCCCATCAATGGTTATGGGCTTATGGTTTTTTTTGAAAACCTTTTTTTCAACAACGCCAAACGCCTCCTCAGGCGTCCACCCAAGACGGCCTAAGCGTCCTCTGGCGGTGCTTTCATTCACTCCATAAAAGTCTGCCGCAGCCTTTATGTTGGGGAATGTGCGGCCTTCAACAGTGACCTCAATGTACATAGCGTTTTTATGGTTACGAGGCTCAAGGCCAATAGCTTGCTCTATTGTCCAGCCGCGCTGCAAACGAGCTTTAGTGCGATAAAGCAAGACGCCGTAATGATCGGCAATGTGCTGGATACTGCAAAACCTTTTGCCATCTACCAGCCATCCATTGCCGCCTTGTCTCGGGCCTCCGTTGTTAGTGTACTTAACGCCCTCTCTATATGCTGGCGGTGTATCAACGCCAAACGCCTGCTCGATTGTCCAGCCGCTATCTATTCTTTCTTTGACGGCCTTTTCGCCTATTGGCCTGTCGTCTGGGTGTCCTCCAGCCGCGCCTTGCAAGGGCATTGGTTGCAGTTGCCTCACAGCCTCTGCAAAAGATGGGTAAACAATTCCGCCGACTTTTATCGGGCGCATCTCTCTTGGTTCATGAGAGTAACCGCCGGGGCTTAAATTGTATCCGTCCGGCGCTATTGTTTTCATTTTACTTATCCAGCGCGCCTCTTTCTTGGATAGGTCTTGCAAAGATTTTGCTTGGTCGATTTTTGCAAAATCAAACACATCCTTACCAAATTTCTTTATGGCTTCCGCAAGAGAGCCTTTAACCCCTTTATTCCTTTCTGCGGCACGGATGTGTTCTCTGACGCGCTTTTCAAAATTGATTGTAGCCCCAACATACTGCATACCGTTGACCGTATTGGTCGCAAGATAAACGATCATCCCGCACCCCCTAACTTGACCATCAAACTCCACACGTTCCATTCGGTCGTGATTAGATTTGTAAAAAACGTGATGGCAAAGGCCGTCACAAACAACATTCCGATTGCGTCTTTAACCATTAGCCCCTCCTATAACCGGCGCGGTATGCGCCATTGCCAAATTCCTGCGCGCATTTATTTGTGCAGAAATATCCACAATACATCTCATAGCTTTCGCCATCCCACAGCGTCAGCTCATACATCTTTGGGTTTTTTCCGATTGTGTAAGAGGCATCACGGATGACTTGCAGATTGCCGTGGTACGGATCGCTGGAAAAATACCTTTCAGTGTGTTTCTTTGCCTTCTTGCCGCAATTCGGGCAACTAACCTGATGATCGAAAATATTCATTGCTTTTTCCCCTTCCGGCTGAAAGTTCCGTAGCGCCCATTCTCTTTGCGACGCTTATGATCGCGTTGGCCTTTGGTCATAGGCGCGTCGCCAAGGTTTAGGGTGGATGAGCCACCCCACTGGTTTTGAAGGCCGAATGTTTCTGGCCTAGATACCTTGCCGCACACGTCGGAAAGGTTAGCGATTGGATCGTCTTCAAATGCGTTAGACTTAGGATGGTCTTCTATGCACCAGATGATGTCCTTTAAGATTTCGTCATCGTCTAGGCCAAGCGCCTTGGCGCAATCATAGGCGTCGTAAGCCCACTCAACCATTTCATCTCTCGCCTCGCTCTTTTGGCAAACATTTTTTGAGCCACCGATCATAAAAACGATCCAGTATTTTTTGAACGTGGCGCAGCGATCTGCGTAGAGGCTTACGAGGTCTCTTTGGGCTTTGGTAAGTTTAGTCATTTCGGTATCTCCCTTGGTTAGGGCGGGGCTGTTAAGCCCCGCTTTTGTTAGTGGCGCTGATCCCACTCATCTACCGGCACCTGATCGGTGCGAGATATCTCATCAGCGATGCACCGCTTGAGCAGCGCCTCGCTTTTTGCGCCGTCAGCACGACGAAACTCGCCGCGCTCATAGCAGGCCAGCGATGACCCAACGTCATACTCCCAGCCGCGCTTAAGGACAACCTCGACAACGCCGCCGCTTTCGCAGACTTCTTCGAGTTTGTGATGGTGCTTCTTAGGCACCAAATGGAAAAGATCGTTAGCCATATAAACCTCCCTTGGTTAGTGGCAATGGTGGCGGGGCCGTTAAGCCCGCGCCAGTGTTGTTTCAGCTTTGTGCCAAATTCTAGTTTTGCCGTTAGCGTATGTTTGCAACAGCGCATATCGCTTGCGCTTACCGTCTGGGACTTTGATAACCTCAAGAGTGTGCTTGCTCCAAGCCTTAGTCCAAACACTGATTTCGCCACCGGCTGGGCTACGTCTGTAAATAAAGTTGCCGTCAGCGTCAGTCGCCTGCACGCTTTCGAGTTCCCGCACGATGTCGCCGATTTGAAATTTGTTGGTCATTGGTTCGATCTCCCTTGTTAAATTTGAACCTTATATAAACCTTGATACTACAGATATGGATATGATACAAGCATAAAACAATAGCAATATGAAAAAAATATCAAAAAAATATCAATATGCCTTTAATCGCCCAAATTCGCCCGCTGACGGGATGTAGGTGTTTTTGGCTATGTCAGTACAAAAAAGAAGCTAGAAGCGTTTTTAGCTTCCAGCAACGATCACAGAAGGGTCATAAAATGAGCAAAGTGAAACCAGTTTTGTTAAGGCTTAGAGCCTCGACTATCGAGATGCTGAAGGCCGAGCTAGAGCTGTCGGCTCACCGTAGCCAGTCGTCACTGGCCGACGAGCTGTTGGTTAGGCAGCTAGAGAGCATCCAGCGTTCACGGCACATCCAGACGACGATGGATCATCAGGCGGGGCGCGGGTAATGCGTGCCGGTGGTGGACGTGCAAAAGGAGCCGCATTTGAGCGCGAAATCTGCAAGCTGATTGAGCAGGAGACTTCTCGCAAATTACGACGTCGCCTGTCGCAATATCAGGAAAAGAACCTGAGCGATCTGGAGCCAGCGGATAACAAGCCGTTTCCGTTCCTGATCGAGTGTAAGAGATACGCAAAGCTGTCGCCGTCAAACGACTGGTATGACCAAATCGTGGCAGCCGCTAGGTCTGCGGCCAATACCAATGACGCTTTGCCGTGCCTTATATACAAGCTCGACAGGATGCCCATTCAGGTGCGTATTCCTATTGAGGCTCTGGTGATGTTGGGCAATTCAGTTGTAGCCAAAGATATCGCCGAGGCCTA